TGGCGGCCTGCGTCTCGGCCTCCAGTTGCCGGGCGCGCTCGGCATAGTCCTGGAGGATCGCGTCCCGCCGCGCGGCGATCTGCTCCTCGGCGATCCCGCGTGCCCGGGCGATCGCCTCCATTGTGGCGATCTCCAGCTCGGACTCGCGGCGCAGCTCATCGGCGCGCAAAGCGAAACGCCGGAGCAGATAGTCCTCCTCGATCTGGAGCCGCTGCTGCTGGAGAGCGATCTGCTGCTCGACGGTGCGCGCGCCGACGAGATCGAGCTGCCGGAGCTGGGCGTCGCGCATTTGCTCTGCGGCAGTCTCCTCATAGCGCAGGCGCTCGCGGGCTGTCTGCTGCGCGATCTCCAGAGTCTCGGACGACCACTCAAGCTCCTGCCGCAGGCGCTCGGCCTGAGCGCGGCGGTCGAGCTCAGCGCGCCGCTCCATCTCGCCGGCAGCCCCCTCCGCTGCCTTGCGCAGCTCGTCGCGCGCCTCGGAGCGGATGCGGATCTCCATCGCCTCGGCCAGATCTCGCTGCGCCTTGGCTGTCAGGCCCAGCTCGCGGCGGTAGCGCTCATACTCCGCGCTGATTTTCGCGACGCCAGTCAGCTCGCTCTCGCGAGCCTGGCGGAGGATTTCCGATGCGCGCTTCTCCGCCTCGGCGGCGCGTTCGCGCTGGCGGATGAGTTCCTCGACGTCGATGTCCTGCACGAGGCGGCGCGGACTCTCCATGCGCTCAGGAGCGCCGATTGCGGCGCGGATGGAGGCCTCGTCGTAGCCCTGCTTCCGCAGTTGATCGAGCGTGGCTCCCTCCGAGATCTGCTTTAGCAGGGCAGTTTTTTCGGCGGCCTTTGCCGCCGACTCCTGGTATTCATCGAGCCGCTGCTTCTCGCGGTAGAGCACCACGCCGAGCGTGGCCACTCCGGCAGCAGCCAGACCCCACGGATTGGCGAGCAGCGCCGCATTGAGCCCGCCGGCAGCAATCGCCGCGGCGCGCATTGCGCTCGCCAGATCCAGCACATGCCTGACTACGGAGTAGCCAACGATCCACAAGCCGACGTTTTTGGCCCACTCGGCGGCATCGCGCAAATACTGCGCGAGCCGCTCCATCCCGCCGTCGCGCACCCATTTGATGATGGCATCGGTCATGCGAATCGCAGCCGGAACCGCGCGCTGGGCAATCTCGAATGAGAGCCCCTCGAGCGCTCCTTTTAGACGCGTCAGGTTATCATTTAGATGCTCGGCTCGTTTGGCTGTATCCTCGTCAATCACGCGCCCAAAATCCCGGGCCTCGCGCGCCATCGCCTCCAGTCCTGCGCGGCCGCCATTGAGCAGCGGGATCAGATCCTTGCCGGAGCGGCCAAACAGTTCGAGGGCCAGCGCCGTCTTGCTCACGCCGTCGGGCATCCGCGCAAACCTGTCGGCGACATCGGCGAGAATGTCCGACGTCGCGCGTAGCGTTCCGTCCTGTCGATGCGTCGCTATGCCGAGCACCTCGAGCTCTTTGCTACCCTTTGCCACGTTCGACGAGAACCGACCCAGCGAAACCGTCAGGGTCTCAAACGTCACATCGCTCAGCTCTGCTGCATGACGCAGTGCGCTGAGCTCACTCACGCTGAGGCCGACTCTCTGTGCGGTCTTGCCGAGTGCGTCCTGCGAGTGGAGTGCGCCGAGCGTGAGAGATTGCAGCGCCCTTGCCGCCGCCATGATGGCGCCGTAGATCGCTTGGCCGGCCGCAACAGCTTTTGCCATGCTGAGCGTCATCCCGTCGATGCCCTGCGAGGCTCCGCGCGCGCTGCTCACGGCTGCCTGCTCCATCGAGCCAAGCGCGGCGTTGACCGATTTGATGTTGGCGTTGGCGGTCTTGGTGTCGACCTCGACTACCAGCTCAAGTCGGTTGTCGGCCATTCTGCGCCCTCTCCTGCTCCCATTTCGCCTGCTCGTCCTCGATCAACAGCATGGCGCTCAGCTCGTCCGCGCGGATGTCATCGAGGGTGACGTGCACGCCAAGCTTGATCGCCGCGCGCAAATCGATCGCGCGGCGCAGCAGTTGCCCCGCCTCCGAATTTTGCGCCGCATCGAGCCTGTCAAGCGGGCATCGATCACACCGGCCTCCGTCGTCCGGCGCATCCGGGCAGAGGCCCGGATCGCAGAGCTCCTCGCGCCGCAGCGCCCAGTGGATCAGAAACCGCAGGGACGGCCTCTCTGGCCATTCCCGCGGCGAGGTCAGTTTGGGTCCGCGCCGTCATCGAGGCCGGCCTCAATCGCATCGATCGCAGCTTTGACTGCTACCACCTTATGGATGATCGGGACGGCGCCGCTATAGCCGTCCGTGGATTGCGCGAGTTTGTCCCAGAGCTGGCCGGCCGGGGAGAGATTGATCGTGATTTCCTGGCGATTGTACGGCAGGTCGACTACGCGCGCGAAGCTGCGCCTGTACTCGATGACATCTCTTGCGGACGGGATCTGGAGGAGATGCGTGACCTCGCCGCCAACGGTGCGGAGCTTCACGCGCACGTGCGGGCCAATGCGCTCCACCTCGTCGACGTCCGCCTGGCTCAGCCTGTCGATCACGATCGAGGCCTCGTACGGGTCGAGCGGTCCGCCTTCGTCGAGGCGGATTTTGGCGAGGAGCGCTGCATCGGATTCGGCAGAGTCCGGGACGAGCGTCTCGGACATCCCGCGCCCGAGCTGCTTGACGACGACCTTGCGCCTACGCTGGCGCTCGACCCATTCCTCCCCCGAAGGCCAGCGGACGCGGACGACTTTCTCGCCGTCTGGTGTATTCAGTTTGATGGTGATTGGCTGTTCGGCATCAAACATTTCTTGCTCCTTGTGTTTGAAACGTTACGCACCGATGTTGTCAACATTGCACTTGGCAACGGCCGTCAGAATGCCGTTGGTGCTGTGGTACAGCGGCTCGATCTCGCAGTCGACGACTGCGAAACCGTCGGCCTCCGTGAACTCGATCGACCTGACTACGGCGCGATGATAGGTGATCGACAGGGAGTTGTTAGTGTCGTAGCTCAGCGTAAGCGTGGCCGTTCCTTCGGTCTGGTTCTGGAGGCGCTGGATTTCCGGGGTCGGCTGGTCCATCATGGCACGGAATTTGAGCGTCGCGGCCTGCACGCCGAACAGAATTCGGCCGGAAACAGCCGCCCCGTTTTGCGAGCCGGAGCCGGGATAGTATCCCTGGTCGACCATGAGGTTGTTCTGCCACCCGGCCTCGAGCGTCAGAAGCCGTCGCGTCGCGATGTAGTCGGTGCCGTGCGCGGAAAAGGTGAGCGAGCCATTGGACAAGAATTTCTCCGTCAGAGTCGTAGGCAGAGTGATGCCGCTCGGCTGGCCAAAGCGGCCGCTGCCGACGTATTCGATGGTGATCTTCGAGTTCTCGCGCGACGGGCCGCTGCCAAGCGTGATCTGCCACGAATTCACCGCGCAGCCGATGACGACGTAGTCGGCCGCAGGCGTTGCACCCGGCCGAATCTGCGCGACCGCAGTGAAATAGGGCAGCTCGTCAGCGTCTCCAGCTGTTGGATTCAGCGGCGTGCAGGTATAGGTGAAATTCGGGCTGGTGCCACTTTTGACGACCTTTCCTAGACCGAATGCCATGGCCCATGCCGCGATCTCGGCGCTTAGGTATTTCTCAAGCGTTCCGCCGGAGCGCCACGCCGTCAGGAATACCTGTTCGGCGTATGGATGGCCCTTGCCGTATTCGGCTGCGTCGCTCTCGGTCTGGAGCGTCGGGATTGGCAGCTGCGCATTCGTCTTGCGCAGCCGCCAAATCTGTGCATCCGTGTTGGCCGTGGCAATGTTAGTCTGCTTCCGAAACGCCAGGCCGAATTGCTGTTCCTGCATCCTGATCGGCATTGTCAATGTCCTCCTTCACTTGGTGCCAGCCATGCGCCATCAGCGGGCTCAGCGCCTCGACCGTGGCCTCCACCTCAATCACCTCGCCCCAGGGGGCGCGCATAAGAACCCTCTCACTCATCGCCATACTCCAAAAAGCCGATCTCGGCCTCGAAATAATCGAGCTGCTCCGCGTCTGTGCGCCGCTCGATGCGCGGCAGATCCATTGGCAAGCAGGACGGGTGCACCGTCGCGCGAATCATCGGGACGCCGATGCTCGTCGGCACTCCATGTCTCAGCAGGCCGCAGACCTTGTAATAGTTGCGTGCGCGAATGCAAACCCGTAATCTCTGTCGATAGGCCTGCAATTCGCCGATGGATCCAGGCTCCTCGCCCATCCATGCGACGAGGATGCCCGGCGCTTGCATGGTATGCACAGCACTCTCCAAGCTGGAGGCCTCCGGGAAGCTGTCGTGGTATGCGCGGATTCGGCTGGAATCGCCATCCATTTCCGCGACTAATTCCGGGATCTGTCTCAGCAGCGCGACAAAATTGTCAACCAATTCGCGGGCGTTTGTCATCGCTGTTCGCCGCCAAGCGCGCGCTCGATGACGAGCCGCGGCTTCATGGCCTCAATCATTTTCTGCGCGGCTTGCTTTACGGTCTGCCGATTGCGCGGCGAGAACACCATCCATTCCTCGCGCTTCTGGTTGGCCCAGGCTTTGATGCGCGCCTTGCGGCTCGATACATTTGCCTTCGCGCTGTTCTCGCTCACCGTGCGAACCTGGAAATTGCTCAGCAGGTCGCCGGTGAATGTGAGATTGCGCCGGTTGCCCTTGCCCTGCCGCGTTTTCCAGATCGCGTAGGCTTTGCTAAGCGGCTTTGCCGGCGCGTCTGTCGGGCCAAGGGCGGCGGCCACGCGCTGTTTGACCGCCGCCACGCCAACGTTGCCCAGTTCATACATCTGCCGCTGCTTGAAGCTCAGCAGATCCAGTCGCAGCTGCCGCTTTTGGTAGACCCGGACACTCGGCATCATTCGCTCCTCCGCAGCCTCAGCACGGCGGCGCCTTCGGCGTCGCCCTCGATGTCGAACACCTTATAGCGGACGCCGCCGATTTCGACTTCATCGCCTCGCGCGGGCGCTGCGGGCAAGTCCGCCATCCGCACGAACAGGACAGCATAGACGCCTGGCGAGGCATCCTCCGGCTCGCGCACGGGTTGGAAGATAGCGCGGATCGAGGCCTGCCCGCCGGCCTGCGGCAAGTACGTGACCGCATTGCCGAAGACTCTCAGACAGGCCCCGTCCACCGCGTCGATGCGCAGCCCGAAGCTCATCAGCTCACGAAGGCGCCGTTGAGCCGCACGCGGCCGACCGCGTCGCCGGCGGCCGCAGCCTCCACGGCGACGCCGATCAGCTTGTTGCTGGTCGCCGTTTTCGTGCAGCGCTTGTTGGTGTTGTCCCAATAGATGAGATCGCCCACAGACCACGCCGTGCCCGTCTCTTTCGTGAGCGAGTAGACGCCGGTCACGCAAAACTCGCCTTGGGCTCCGCTCGCGACGTCGCCGACTGCAACGCCGAAAATCGCGCCCACCAGCGCACCGCTGCCGGAGCTGACGGCATATGGAGCAGTCAGCGTGATCGTTTCTCCGCGTCGGATGTAATTCTTCATCTCGTCGTCCTCCTCGAGTCAAACATCATCGTTACGCACCGGCACTGAGCAGCAGGCCGCGCCAGTCGATGACACCGGCCCCGAAATCGAGGCGGGCCTTAATCTCCACGCCGTCGACATCGAAGCCTTGGCGCGTTTCGATGTAGACGCCATCCTGTCCGTCCAGATAGGCATACTCGATCGTGTCAATCTGGTTCGGATCGGCGGCCAAATACCACGCCGTCGCGCTCGCCACATCAAGCCGAGGCTCCACCACCGGAGACAGCACGCGCATATACTCCGGCACCACGCCGCTCGTCTGCGCCGGCACGAGGTTGGGCGAGATGATCTGATAGGCAGTCATCTGCAGAGCCGCCGGCACGATCAGGTAGCGCGGCTGGATGTTCAGGACGGTCGATCCGTCGAGGCCTTTGAACTTGGCCATGGCGGCCATGGCTGCGCCAAGCCCGGTCAAACCGAGAGCGCTGCCCGCTCCGGTCAACGCATTGCCGCGCGAAGAATGGAACAGCTGGACGCCGTCGTTCAGTGTGACGTTGCCGGTGATGAGCGCCCATACCACATCCGATTCCAGCGTGGCCGCGGCCACGCCAAACGCGGCCGGGACGCGGGTGAAGGCCTGCAAATCGTCGTTGACAATCGTCTGCCGCGTGATCGGCACCATGCGGCCGTAGGTTTCGATACGGTACCTCTCGCGCGCGTCGGCCATCGAACCGCGGGTGAATTCGCCGCCCTCGGCCACTTTTTGCAGCGACGGAGCTTCACCGAGCTGCACACGGTGGATGTACTTGAAATCCGCTGCGCTGGTGCGCCGGCAGAAGGCGGTGAACGTGCGCGGATAGGCCTCGTAGGCCTGCCGCAGGGTTTTGTTGGCGACGTCGGCGAGGATGTAGGGGAAGTCGCTCGTGCTCAAGGCGAGCTTGGCCACGTCGTGCCGGGGCATGCCATTGGTGCGCACACCCTTGACATGCAGGCACTCGCGCGCCAGCTCCAGCAGGCTCATGCCGACCCATTCCCGGCCAAAATCATTTTTGATCGGGAATGTTGTCGCGCTATACCGGTGCAGGAGCGCGGCCGCCATGCCCTGCCGCATGGTGTCGCCCTGATCGCGCACCATGTCGATGCGCAGCGCGGGCTCGAACTGCTCGCTCCGTTTGGCCAGCTCCTCAAGCGCCAGCTTGCGGAACTCGTCAACCGACGTCCCGGCCTCGATGTGCTGAGCGACCAGAGCCTCGCCCAGCTTCGCGGCCCTGGCGATCCTCGACAACTCGGCGATGCGCGCGCGCTCGGCAGCGGCCGCCGCTTTGCGCTCGGCATCCACATCCACGCTTGCGCCGGATTCGCGGCTGAAAGTAGCCTGCGCCTCCTGCGCATGATTCACACGGGCTTCCTCGCCCGTCTGCTTGATGGCCTCTTCCATCACTTCCTCCTCTGGGCTGGTTGCCCGTTTCATGTTGATTCCTGCACCAGGATCTGCACCGATCGGAACCAGCGAAATCTCCTCCGGCTCCCAATCGGTCACCAATACCTGGCGCAACTTTGCGCCCTCCTGCGTCACATCGCGGGAGTTGTAGATCGTGACTCCCATCGATGCATTGCGCAGGATGCCGTCCTGAACGTCCTGCCAGATCGGATCCACGGCAGGACGCCGAGAAAACCGCACAACCGCGCGGCCTTTGCCGTCTTCGATCCACGCGCGCTCGATGACTCCGATGACATCATCGAGCTGAAAATCTGAATGGGCATTGAGCAGAGGCGCAGCCCCGCTCATCAGTCGCCCCAGTCGCACGGCGCCGGGTTCCATCGAAAAGCGCATCTCGAATGGGCCGCGGCCGTCGTAGCGCAGCACCGGGCTGCCCGTATACCACGTGAGAGTAGCGGTGCGCCGCTCCTGATCTCCCTGCGCCAACGGCTCGAACTGAGCCTCAAGCCTCTCTCTGGTATGTGTCATGCTATCCCTCCTTCCGGCCGGCGCCGCTCTGCGTCACGCGCCGAGGATCGCAATCGAGCACGATGCCGCGCTCGTCGAGCAACCGGTTGATCTCGGCGATCTGCTCCAGCTGCGCGTCGGGATCATAACCCTGCTCGGCAATGGCCTGCCGCAGCGTGAGCGTGCCAGTGCGCAAGCGCAATAGCGTGGCCGTCGCATCCTTGACCGGATCCACGCTGCCGAAGCCGGGCGGCGTCCACTCAGCCTGGATCGGGCCCGGAGCCGGAATCGCGCCGGCTGCATAAGCCACCTCGATAAAGCGCTTCCAGACCGGCGCGCAGAACGTCGGCACAAACACCAGCCAGCGAAATGACTCGATGCCAGCGCGGAAGCTCAGTAGCCCAGCGCGGTAGCTCGAGTAGTTCACGCGCGACAGATCGCCGGTGAGCTGCTCGTAGGTGAGCTGTAACCCGGTGGCGATCTGCGCCTGCTTGGCCGCGACGTAATCGCGGTAGCCCGTCGAAGCCGTCGGATTGGCAAACGTGATCTCCTCGCCCGGCTTGAGGTACTCGATCATCCCGGGCTCGAAACTCTCGACGCGCTTGCCTGCTGCGTCCTGTACCAGCGGCCCAAGTGCAGGCCCATCGGGGCCCTGCGGCTGCGTCACGAAGGCCGCGAAACAAGCCTCGATCTTCTTGCGGACGAGCTCAGCCTCCTCGTACTCATCCAGGTCGCGCAGCACGATCATGACAGGCGCGAGCCATGGCACTCCACGCACCTGTCCTGGCCTGTGCTTGCGGTAGATGTGCAGCACCTCGCTCGCCGGCACTCGCGCGCTCTGCATCGAGCCACCCCGCACGCCTGTCTGCACGACGTCGCCCGGATGTTGCCCGTAGAGCCAGTAATAGATGCGCTGGCCGATCAGGTCGAACTCGACGCCCTGAATAATGTAACCCGTGTCGGTCTTGCGCGTGATCGTGTGATCCAGGTAATCCGGCTCCAACACCTGCAACTGGAGCGGCACCTCGAGTCCGTCCTCCGGTCTGCGCTGCCTGAGGCGCACAAGGCACTCGCCGCTCTCGACCACGGTGCGGGCGATCAGAGCTTGCAGCCCGTAAAAGTCGAGCTGGCCGTCGGCGTCACACTCCTCGATCCAGCGTTGCCATACTGCGTTGACCTGCGCGTCAAATCCGGCGTCTCCGCTCCGAGCCTGCGCCGTGATGCCAGTCCCGATGGCAGCGCCGACGATCTCGGCGACCGCGCGCGCTGCGTATGCGTTGTTGCGGACGAGATCACGGCTTCGCTCCCGCAGTTTGGCGAGAGCAGCGCCGATTTCAGCGTTCGCAGAGCTGCCTGTGGTGATCCACCTGCCGGTGCGCCTGTCATTACGTGCGCCATCATAGGCCAGCTGCACGAGCTCGGCCGCGCGCCGCGCGCGAATTCGGCGCAGGCCTGCCTGCGGCGAGATCCATGAGATCGCTTTGTCGAGCCAATTGGCAGTCACTTGCTTACCTGCCCGTAGCTGTGCCGCTCCTTGGCGTCGCCTGACTGCGCGGCCAGGCCATCTCGGATCACATCGCGCGCACGCAGCAGCTCATCCATCGACCGATATGTCACCATGCGATCGCCAAAGCGCACCGTCAGCTCTCCGCTGGCAATGGCCGCTTCGATTGCATCAAGCTGGTCTTGCGTCCAGGCCATCAGGGCTTCCTCCGCTTGAGGTAGTACATGACGCGCTCGCCAAACTGCCGCACGACAGAAACGAGCTCCCAGCCCTCGGCTCCGTATTCCGCAAGCAGGCGCACATCTCCGTCGTTGCCAGCGACGGCGGCGTACTCCCATGCAGCCCTGCGCTGATGATCCTGCTGCGGGGCCGCATCGTGTCTGACTTTCACTTGAGCCATCCCTTTCTCCGCTCCGGAGTCAGCCATACCTGGCGCCGCTCACTCTGTGTCTCATTGACAGGATCAGCAACAGGCCGACTGTTAATCTCCTGTCTCTGCTCCGCAAACGCGGCGGCATGCGCATCCAGCTTGAAGCCGGCCATGTAGAGCGAATGCAGGGCCGCAAGCGCATACGCGCGCGTGTCCAGCGCTTCATTGCGCACCCCGGCAGGTTTTGCAAACTTACGGACGCCGCGCTCGACAACAATGCGCTCGCTCACGAGCATCTCGAACCAGTCGCGCCCGCGGTCCAGCGGGAAGTGGCAATACCCCGGGCCGGGGCGCTCCACCCGCAGCCGCGAGTAGACTTTCTCTTTCGCCACGTCGACACCGATCAGGTACAACTCGCCGCGATTCTTGCCGCCGATCGTCGCCCGCCTGGGCCAGATCGGTTTGCCGAATCCGCTCTGGCCCTTGATGGGCCAGATGCGCCGTCCGCGCCGCGCCCGGCAGAAGTCCAGCACGGTCTCGGTCTCAAAGCCAGCGTCAATCGCCGCCGCACTCACTGGCAGAAGCAGGCCAGTCTCATGCTGCCACTGGCGGCTCAGCAGCCGGTCCAGATCGGTCCAGACTTCTGGCTGCCCGGTATCGCCGTGCAGCACGAAGTAGCCCAGGCTCCAGCTTTCCTCCCCGGCGCCCCAGCCCACCACCTCGCACTCGATGCGGTCGGCTTGCACGTCCGCGCCGGCGGTGATCAGGCACACGCCCGCTGGCGCCTCGGCGGCGAACGGCTCGCGCCGCCCGAACAGCACATCGGCCTCCAGCGGCACTGCGGCCTCATCGCGCCACGTTTCGCCCAGGATTGTGTTGACGAACACCTGCAACGTCTCGCGGGTCCGCTTGGCCTCCAGAAACTCGGCTGCCAGCTCGGGCAAACCAGGCCAGCGCACGGGGGCGTAGAGTGCGTTCAGGCTATAGCTCCGGGTCCGCCCGTCGCCGGCCGCTGTGGGCCTCCACTCTCCGCCGGCGAGCATGGCGGTCTTCTCGTGGTTGGCGACGGCGTAGCCGCAAGCCTCGCAGTGATACCGCGCCTTCTGCGGCTCGCCTTCGGGCCAGCGGAGGTTTTCCCAGACCAGCCGCTGCATGAACCCGCAGCGCGGGCATGG